GATCAAGACTTTGGTGAACGTATTGCAAAAATTGCTACAATGGAAAATTTAAAAGCATGAACGCACAGGTACCTGCAGAAGGCATTTTAAAACATAACGAGTGGGGCGACTCAAAAGTTTATCGAGTTTTATGCGAATGTGGAGATAGCAGTCACGAACACAACGTATGGATAGAAGCTGATGATCACGACATTTCAGTTACCATTTATACCACAACTAAGACTAACTTTTGGTCTAAAACACGTTGGTATCATATTTGGACTTTACTATCTAAAGGCTACATCGATACAGAATCAACTGTTTGTTTAAAAAGACAAAGTGCTTTGAACTATGCAGAAACATTAAAAAGTGCTATAATAGATGTAGAAGAATTTAGGAAGAACAATGTCAAAAATTAAAATTGCAGAATTATTTTATAGTGTGCAGGGCGAAGGACGCTACATGGGCGTCCCGTCTGTATTTCTACGCACATTTGGTTGTAACTTTAAGTGTGCCGGCTTTGGCATGCCACGTGGCGAACTAAGTCACGAAGCAACGGATATTGCGGCTACGCATACTATGATCAAGTCTTTTCAAAATTATAAAGACTTGCCACTAGTTAGCACAGGTTGTGATAGCTATGCTAGTTGGATGCCCGAGTTTAAAGATCTAAGCCCATTGCTCTCAAGCGATGCTATTGCCGATGGTATTATGGATATGCTACCCTACGAAGAATGGCGAGATGAACATCTTGTTATTACAGGTGGCGAACCTTTGTTAGGTTGGCAACGTGCTTATCCAGACTTGTTAGATAATCCTAAGATGGCAAGTCTTAAGGAAATTACCTTTGAGACCAACGGTACTCAATCTTTAACAGACGAATTTAGATCTTATTTGCACAACTGGAAGAAAGCTAGTCCAGATCGAGAAATTACATTTAGTGTAAGTGCTAAACTGCCATGTAGCGGTGAAGCATGGGATGAAGCTATTCTGCCACAAGTAGTTTGTGAATATGAATGGTTTGGTACAGCATATTTGAAATTTGTTATTGCCACAGAACAAGACTTTGCCGATGCAGAGTGTGCTATTGCCGCTTATCGCACAGCAGGGTTTAAAGGACACGTTTACCTAATGCCTGTGGGTGGTGTAGAAAGTGTCTATGCGATGAATAATAAGAATGTAGCTATATTGGCTATGAAACACGGCTTACGTTATAGTGACCGTTTGCAAGTGCCGTTATTTAAAAATGAGTGGGGAACCTAATGAATAAATGGATTGAAAAGTTGTTTGGCATTGATAAGATCAAAGCTAGAACTGAAGAGGCATTAAAGCAAGCAGAAGAATCTATCCAAGTTGCTAATAAGGCCGCAACTGCCGCAGAAGCCGCAGTTAAAGCAGAAGAAATGGCAAAGTTAGGTCCAAAAGAAAGAGCTACTGCCAAAGGCGAACCTTATGTAGCAGTGTTGGATACTAAAGTAAACCCGGACAATGTACGTAATGGCTTTTTTGAGCTTGACTGGAACGACCTTTTTGTGTTACAATTGAAACAAGCTGGTTACGGATTTGATGGTGATGCTGACGAAGAAATTGTAGATCGTTGGTTTAGAGGCCTGTGCAAAGACGTAGCTAACGAAGAAGGTATTGATATGACTGACCGAGGTGCTGGTTATATTAATGTTCGTAAGTTAACCGAAGACAAAAGCGAAGTTTCATGACATATATTTTAGTAGATACTGCTAACACATTCTTCCGTGCCCGTCACGTCATTAAAGGTGACGCTGACACTAAGTTAGGCATGGCATTTCATATTACACTTAACAGTATCCGCAAGGCTTGGCAAGACTTTGGAGGCACACATGTTGTCTTCTGTCTCGAAGGTCGCTCATGGCGCAAAGACTATTACACTCCATATAAAGCACAAAGAGCGGCGGCTCGTGCGGCTAAGACTGTAAAAGAACAAGAAGAAGAAACTTTGTTTTGGGAATCGTTTGACGCATTTAAAGATTTTATTACAGAAAAAACTAACTGTACAGTATTACAGCATCAGCAACTAGAAGCTGACGATTTAATTGCCGGTTGGATACAGAGTCATCCAAATGACGATCATGTGATTATTAGTACCGATACAGATTTTGTACAATTAATTGCTCCTAACGTAAAACAGTACAACGGAGTTATGGAAACTACAATTACACACGAAGGTATCTTTGATAAAAAAGGCAAGCGTGTGATTGACAATAAGACTAAAGCTGAAAAAGTTATTCCAGATCCACAATGGTTATTGTTTGAAAAATGTATTCGAGGCGATACTAGCGATAATGTATTCAGTGCATATCCTAAAGTGCGTAAGAATAAATTAGAAGAAGCCTTTACTGATAGGGCAAACAAGGGATTTGCGTGGAACAATCTCATGCTTCAGCGTTGGGTTGATCATAACGGGGTCGAACATCGTGTGTTAGAAGACTACGAACGTAATCGTCGACTTATTGATCTTACTCAACAACCCGAAGATATTAAAAATATTATTAAAGAAACAATCTCTACTAATGCGGTTGCTAAAGAAGTTACACAAGTTGGCATTAGACTTTTAAAATTTGCTCAATTATATGATCTACAGAAAGTGTCTGATCAGGCAGATAGCTATGCCAAACCATTAAATGCAAGGTACGTAAAATGACAGAAATACATGCAAAGCCCGTTGTTGACGGTAAATTTTGGATTGTGGAACAAGATGAGAATAAAGTCGGTGTTCTAAAATTAACTGAGCAAAAGAAATTTGTCTTTAGTTCAAAAGATACTATTACGGTATTTGACACTAAGAAAAAATTGTTTGAGGCATTTGGATCAAATTTCTTTGTAGCTAAAAAGAAAAATGAAGAAGTTGAGGATCTAGACAGAGAAGTACACGGGTATCCAACAAGTAGTGCTCCTTACAATCCCATGTATGATGTAAAGAAACATTTACCACTCTTTACTAAAAGTAACAAATCAAAATCAGTTTATTGTGCAGGCTACTACATTATCAAATTTGATAAAGGTTGGGTTAAGAGTTTTTGTCCTAAACTTATAACTGTTGAGCGTTATCAGTATGAAGGTCCATTTAAAACTGAAATGGAAATGAAACATAGGTTAAACAATGCAAACAGATAAGATTAATACAACTGTATTGACACAGTTTATGAATCAGGTCAAGGCCGCAGATACTGCTAATCAAAGAGAAATTAGATTAGACATTGCCACTGCTAAAAACATTACACATACATTAGCAGTGGTAATGACTAGACTAGCAGGCAACTATGAAGGGCTAATGCAAGCACAGACTAAGGAAGAACCAGTAATTACTGTTCAAATGGACGGTGGAATGTGGGCCGAAAAGTGATGTAAGTGCGATAAATATATACGTAGTTATTCGGAGATATGTATATTATGAGTCGACCTAAACCAACAGTAGTACTTGAAAGCGTTAATAAAAAAACGTATAAGAGTGATCAAATCCTAGAAGCGGAAGCTATTTGGGCCGTTTTCTATTTAGGAAAACCGTTTAACTTAAAAAGTCAAAACAGCCTAAGTGGTTATCCAGGTAGCAAGTATAAGAAAGTTAGTTTTTCAAATCCTGGCCACGCACATAATCTTGCTAAAAAATTAAACACTTTATTCAATAGCAAAGACTTTGCTGTTTATAAACTAACAACTGGTGAAGAAATAAAGTGAACAGAAAAACCTACACTAAAATATTCTTAAAACAAGCCGATGTGGCTTTGACTGAAGAAAACATTAGTGCTAGTATGCGAGTGTGGTGGCAAAACAACAGAACCAAAAGTGAAGGCGGTCTACGTCTAACCGAAAAAGGTTTGGACTTTGTAAGAACCACTTTGGATTTGGCTGTTTACGAAGTTCCCTTTCCAACCGGATTCGATTTGAAACCACAAGTAATTATATTTTTGGACAGATTTATTGACTGTCCATATTTCTTAACAGACCGCTCAATAACAGTACTTTCGGAAAGAAAGTGTTTTGAGTTATACCTATTTAATGGTGATGTCCAAAAATACGGAATCACCAAAGCCATGCGTAGCAAAAAAGCCACAGACGAAAATAGTTAAAAAAGTTCTTGACTTTTCTAGCGTTCTGCGTTATAATACTAATACTGCGAAACAAAAGCAGACTAATTTTTTAACACACAGGAGCTAGTATGGCAAAAGCAGAAGTTATCAATCGTCAAGTGAGCCCGAACGGTGCGAAGAACGCTATTCGTAAGGCATTTAAGAAACAGCGTCCATTGTTCCTCTGGGGTCCCCCGGGCATTGGTAAGTCTGATGTCATTCATCAGTTAGGCGCAGAAATGGATGCTCATGTTATTGACATTCGTTTGAGTCTTTGGGAACCTACCGACATTAAGGGTATTCCTTACTTTGATAGCAACTCAGGTACTATGGTTTGGGGTAGCCCAAGCGAACTGCCTACAAAAGAGTTTGCTTCTAAATTCCCCCACGTTATTTTGTTCTTAGACGAAATGAACTCTGCGGCTCCTAGCGTACAAGCGGCGGCTTATCAGTTGATTTTGAATCGTCGTGTTGGACAATATCATTTGCCAGACAATGTGTTGATTGTTGCGGCTGGTAACCGTGAAGCAGACAAGGGTGTTACTTACCGTATGCCTGCTCCGTTGGCTAACCGTTTTGTTCACTTGGAAATGCGTGTAGATTTTGATGACTGGTCACAATGGGCTACTGTAAACAAAGTACATCCAGATGTAGTTGGTTACTGCACCTTTGCTAAGAAAGACCTGTACGACTTTGATCCAAAGTCTAGCTCACGTGCCTTTGCTACTCCACGTAGCTGGTCCTTTGTTAGCGAACTGTTGGAAGATGACGACACTAGTAACGACACATTAACCGATTTGATTGCGGGTGCGGTAGGGGAAGGTTTGGCTATTAAATTTATGGCTCATCGTAAGATTAGCTCTAAACTGCCTAAGCCAGAAGACATCCTTGCAGGCAAGGTTAAGAAGATGGAAACTAAAGAAATTAGTGCCATGTATTCTTTGACTGTGTCATTGTGCTATGAGCTCAAAGATGCGGCTGACAAGAATGACAAGAAGTTTAACGACAAAGTCAACTACTTCTTCCAATTTATGATGGACAATTTTGAAACTGAATTGGTTGTGATGGGTACTAAACTTGCTCTTACCCAATACCAGTTGCCGTTGGATCCAGATGAAATTGCTTGTTTTGATGACTTCCATACTAAGTTTGGCAAGTACATTGCGGCGGCCCAAACTAAGTAACCAAAAATAAAAGGTGTAGAAATGCACCTTTTATCTTGACTTTTATATAGAATGACTGTATAATACATATATACAGTAAAACACTAGGAGCAAAAATGGCACATAGTACCGATCCAATTATTGATAAAATTGTAGTAGCCCGAGTAGGTCTATTACTCCGCCACCCATTCTTTGGTAATATGGCAACTCGCATGAAGCTTATTGACGCTAGCGATTGGTTGCCTACTGCCGCTACTGACTTCCGTAACTTCTACTTTAACCGCGAGTTTTTTGACAAAATGACTCCGCGTCAAGTTGAGTTTGTTGTTGCACACGAAATCTTGCATTGCGTATTTGATCACATGATGCGTAACGAAGGTCGTGAAAAACAAATTTGGAACATTGCCGCAGACTATTGTGTTAACGGTATTTTAAAACGTGACCGTATTGGCGATGACCCTCCTGTTAAGTTCTTTTACGATCGCAAGTACGACAACTGGTCAGCTGAACAAGTATATGATGAGATCTACAATAAGTATGATGAAGAACAACTTAACCAATTAGGTCAGATGTTAGATCATCACATGGATCCAGAAGGCGGTAAAGATGGTCAGCCACAGTACTCTAAAGAAGAACTGAAGAAAATCCGTGATGAGATCAAAGAAGCAATGATCCAAAGTGCCAATGCCGCAGGTGCAGGTAATGTGCCAGGTGAGATTGCACGTATGATCAAAGACATGACTGAGCCTAAAATGGATTGGCGTGAGATGTTGCGTATGAACATCCAAAGTCTTGTTAAGAATGACTTTAGTTTTAGCCGTCCTAATCGTAAAGGTCAAATGACTGGTGCTGTATTGCCGGGTTGTAATTTTGACACTAGCATTGACGTATGCGTAGCACTTGACATGTCAGGTTCTATTAGTGATGAAATGGGTGCGGACTTCTTAGGTGAAGTCAAAGGCATTATGCAAGAGTTTAAAGATTTTAACATTAAGATTTGGTGTTTTGACACTAAGGTCTATAATGAACAAGACTACGACTCTTACAACGGT